GCCTGACCGCTCGTTCCATCAAAAGGTCGGGAAACCGACCTCACTCTCGCACGATCATCGCAGGCATTCCCGGTTATCCGGGCGGCCTGCGGTGGCGCGCAGATACCCGACGAGTCCCGCAGGTCGAGCATGACACGCCGATGCCCGATCCCGAAGAAGCAGGCCCGCAGTGCGGACACCCTGGAAGGCGAAACCGTTCAATTTCTAGGAGCGCACCATGTCTCAGTACATCACTGAAGCGTTTGTGCAGCAGTTCGCGGATAACTTCATCCACGTTGCACAACAAAAAAACTCGCGGCTCGAAAGCTGCGTCCTCGTCGAATCCGGCATCAAGGGCATGTCGAAGTCGATCAACCGTCTTGGCCAGCGCACCGCGCAGCGCCGCATCGCCCGCCACGCCGACACCCCGATCAACGACCAGCCGCACAGCACCCGCTACGTCGATCTGTTCGACTGGGAAGACGGCGACATGATCGACGATCAGGACAAGATTCGAATGCTGACCGATCCGCAATCGGATTACGTCGCGGCGATGGTCGCCTCGCTGAACCGGGCGAAGGATGACGTGATCGTCTCGGCCCTGGGCGGCAACTCGCGCAGCTCGACCGGCAACATCATCCTGCCGGCCGGTCAGAAGATAGCCGTCGGAGGTACCGGCCTGACAAAGGCGAAGATGATTCAGGCACGCAAGCTGTTTCGCCAGAACGAAGCCGACGCCGAAGCCGGCGAAGAGCTGTTCATGGTCTACGCCGCATCGCAGCTTTCCGACCTGCTGACCGACACCGCGCTGACCAACAGCGAGGTCAACACCGTGCTTTCCCTCATGGATGGAACGCTGAAGAACGCCTCGCTGATGGGCTTCAAAATGGTGCCGTTGGAGCGCCTGCAGAAGGTAACCACGACCCGATATTGCTACGCCTGGGCAAAGACCGGCGTAACGCTCGGCGTCGGCGAAAACATCATGACGCGTATCGGCGAAGACCCCGGCAAGGGCTTCAACGTCCGCATCTACGCCAAGATGTCTATTGGCGCGGTTCGGGTCGAAGAAGAGAAGGTCGTCGAAATAGCATGCCAGGAGAGCTAAGGTGATCCGCACGGCTGATATTCATTGGGCGGCTGGCTTCATAGATGGGGAAGGCTCCTTCTGTAGGCATGGCGCTACCGTTGGCGTATCGGCCGTGCAAAAGGATGAGTGGCATGTTCGCAAGCTCGAATCCATCTTTGGCGGTGCCGTCGCCTTGTACAAGAGGCAAAACGGTGAGTCTTACTGGCGCTGGGCGATGTATGGCTCAAACGCTGCCGGAATCATGATGACGCTCTTTTCCCTGATGTCGCCTCGACGTCAGGGTCGTATTGCCGAGCTTCTGACTTGGTGGAAGGCAAAAGGACTACGCGGTTCATTCAATCGCAGCAAAACACATTGCCCACGTGGCCATGAATACAGCGGCGATAACTTGATCGTTAAAAAGAATGGAGGAAGGGACTGCCGTATCTGCCAGAACCTTGCTTCTCGCAACTATAGCGCCCGTAAGCGGGCATTTCTCAAGGAGAAATAATCATGGCAGTCGTAAACACCAAGTCCACCGCCGTCACCAACGCCGACGCGGCGACGCAGACCAACATCTCGCTGAAGATTGCCGGCGGCCGTCTTCGCGAGTCGGTCGGCACTGTCGAAGCCGTCAACGGCGACTCGATCGGCTCCACCTTCCGCCTGGCCCGCATCCGCTCCAACGACCGCGTTTCGCGCGTGATGCTGTCCTGCGACGCAATCAGTTCTTGCGCCGGCGACGTGGGCATCTATGACATTGCCGCCATCGGTGGCGCTGTCGTCGATGCCGACTTCTTCGCCTCGGCCCAGTCGCTGGCTTCCGCGCTCGTCAATGCCGACGTGACGCACGAAGCCGATGCGGCCGATGCTGGTGCCGGTTTCGGCCACGCCGATGTCGAAAAGCCGCTGTGGCAGGCGCTCGGCCTCGCGGCCGACCCGTACAAGCTCTACGACATCGCCGTCACCCTGACGGCCGCGGCCGCCGCGAACGGCACCATCGCCATGAAGGTGCAGTACGTCAACGGCAACTGACCGCTTCCCGGTTTAATCTCCCTCCAGTGAAGCACTTTGACCGGGGCCATGTGCCCCGGTTTTTTCTTCAGGACTCAGAACATGGCGACCAGTGTCTCTATATGCTCAAACGCACTGCTGATGCTCGGTGCGCAAACCATCAACGATTTGAACGAGGGCACAGACAGGGCACGATTGGCGGCCAACCTTTACCCGCAGGTGCGCGACGAGATGCTGCGGTCGCATCCGTGGAACTGCGCAATCAAGCGCGTCGTGCTGGCGCCAGATGTGGCGATGCCGCCATTCGGCTACACCTACCAATTTACTCTGCCGTCGGACTGGATTCGCACGCTTTCGGTTGGAGACTACGGTGAAGAGATAGACTTCCGAAGCGAAGGACGGCGCATCCTGGCCGACACTGACACGCTGAAGCTGCGCTACGTCTTCCACAACACCAACGAAGCCACATGGGATGCTGGCTTCGTCGAATCGATGCAGCTCGCGATGGCCGCCCGCATGGCTTACGCGATCACGCAATCGACCAGTCTCGAAGATCTGCGCGTACGTGAGATGGAGATGGCACTGAAGCGAGCACGTGCCGCAGACGGACAGGACGACCCACCCGAAACGCTCGGCGACTTTCGCCTGCTTTCCAGCCGATACTGACGGGAGACGACACCATGCGAGTGACGCTCGTTCAGACCAATTTCACCGCCGGGGAGATGTCCCCCCGGTTGCTCGGGCGTGTCGATATTGCACGCTATTCAAATGGCGCGAAGACCATCGAGAATGCCTATCCACTGGTGCATGGCGGCGTGATCCGCCGGCCGGGATCGCGTTTCATCACAGCGGCCAAGTTCGCCAACAAGAGAGCGCGGCTTATCCCATACATCTTCAACCGCGATCAGGCCTACATCATCGAATTCGGCAATCAGTACCTGCGCGTGTACAAGGACGGCGCCCAGGTGATCACCGGCGGAGGAACGCCCTATGAGGTGGCGACGCCCTACACCGAAGCGATGCTCGACGAAATCGACTACGTGCAGGGCGCCGACACGATGTTCATTGCGCACCCGAGCGTGCCTATCTACCGCCTGCGCCGTCAGGATCATGACGACTGGTCGCTGGCGCCTGCGCCTTTTGTCGTCACGCCGTTCGCCGAGATCGGCTTCCGGCCGGCAACCACGCTTACCCTGTCGAATGCTGCCGTCGGTACCGGACGAACGCTCACTGCAGGCGCGGCGACCTTCCTCGCCTCCGATGTCGGACGCGACGTGTGGGCCGGCGCAGGGATCGCCACGATTACCGCCGTCTCCAGTTCGACCAGCGCGACAGCCGACATCAGCATCGCTTTTTCCGGAACGTCTATCGCCTCCGGCCAGTGGCAGGTCAAAGGATCGCCGCAAGGCCAGATCACGCCATCTGCCAAAGACCCGGTAGGCGCTTCGATCACCCTGACATCACCGTCGAGCACAACGGAAACCGTCGAGTCTTACAAGGCTATCACCGGACTGTCGCACAACGGCACGAGCACGGTCACGGTGACGATTACCGGCCACGGCTACAGCACAGGTAACGCGATCAAGATTGCCGGCTGCGTTCCGTCTGAATACAACGGTACCTATACGATCACAGTCAGCAACGCCAACAGCTTCATGTACACGCTCGACCCAGATCCGGGTACGGCATACACGCTTGGCGCGGCGGCGCGCGTATCGTCATCGACCAGCACACTCGACCTCTGGCGCCCCGAGGATGTTGGCAAGTTCGTGAACATCAACCGCGGGCTTGTCGAAATCACCGCTTACACGTCAGCGCAGCAGGTGACCGGCACGATCCGCGTCGCCCTCGATGCGACGGTCGAATCACCGGCAAATGCCTGGACGCTTGAATCTGCCGTGTGGAATGCCAACGATGGCTATCCGGGGGCCGTGTCGCTACATGAACAGCGCCTTGTCGTTGCCGGTTCTCCTGGGTATCCGCAAACCGTCTGGATGTCTCGTACTGGCGAATACCTTAACTTCGAGCATGGTACGAAGGACGACGACGCTATGTCATTCACCATCTCGTCCGACCAGATCAACCCAATAGCGCATCTTGGCCAGGTGCGCGCCTTGATCGCTCTGACCTACGGCGGTGAATTCACGCTCTCTGGCGGCGTCGAGAAGCCGATCACTCCGACAAACATCCAGGTGAAGAATCAATCGGTTTATGGCTGCAACACCGTCCGTCCGATCCGCATAGGCAACGAGCTGTACTTCGTGCAACGCGCCAATCGGAAGCTGCGCGCGATGGCCTACAAGTTCGAGAACGACGCCTACGGCGCGCCAGATTTGTCGGTGCTTGCCGAGCATGCGACGGAATCCGGCGTCGTCGATATGGCGTACCAGCAGGAACCGGAATCTGTCATGTGGCTGGTGCGTGGTGATGGCGTAATGGCGACCGTCACCATCGACCGCGATCAAGATGTCGTCGGGTGGGCGCGGCAGATCACCAATGGTGTTTTCGAGTCTGTCGCCTCGATCCCGGTCGCCGACGGTGAAGAGGTGTGGGCGCTGGTGCGCAGGACGGTCGGCGGCAGCACCGTGCGCTATGTCGAGCGCTTCGACCGGGACATAGCGACCGATTCGGCGATCACCGGAACGCATGCGACGGGCGTCGAGACATGGACGGGTCTTGCCCATCTGGAAGGCAAGGAAGTCGACATCCTGGCCGATGGCGTCGTGATGCAGCGCATGACCGTCAGCGGCGGGCAGATCACCCTAGGCCGCACCGCCAAGGCCGTCGAGATTGGCCTGCCCTACACAACAACGGTCGAGACGCTGACACCAGAAGTCGCCGGCGGTACCGGAAGCGCCCAGGGAAATAGCATGCGCATCGCCGAGGTGACGCTGCGCTTCCACGAAACGACCGGCTGCGAGATGAACGGTCAGGTAATCCCATTCAGAAATTTTGGCCTGGCCGTGCTCGATGCGCCCGCCCCCATCTTCACCGGCGATCACCGCGTCGAAAAATTGGGATGGGAGCGCGGCGCCGCGACGCTGGTGATCCAGCAGAAGCAGCCGCTTCCCTTCCATCTGCTTGCCGTCATCAAAAAGTTTCAAGTGAACGATTGAAAGGAGTAACCATGCCAAAACGCGAAGAGAACATCGAAACCCGGTTTGCGCGGAAGGTACAGCGAAGCGCGCCGGATGCCTGTTGGGAATGGCAGGGCGGCATCGCCAATACCGGCTATGGACAAATGAGCGTCCGCCGTCCTGA